AATGGTCTATTATCTAGGTAAATTATTTCACCCGACCCTTTATTTATCTCAGGTGAAGCAAGACCATTTGTAAAGTTAACTCCTAATGAAATAACTTTGTTTCCTGTTGGATTTGTGCTTATACCTGTAAAGTTTTGATCAACAGTAGCAGTAAATCCACTTGTTGGTGCGATAATACTCTCTGCAGATGATTCAAAATTTAAGACCTTAGCCTCTGTTGTTACACCTACATAATCAGTTTGATCACCAGTGGTTTGATTGAAATATAAAGATCTATCTTGATAGAATTTTATTACATTAGTATCAGTATCGTATGATACAATATAACCCTCTGCTGTTCCTCCAGTTACTGATTGTTGTATTTTCTCACCTATAGTTGGAGTTCCTGTAGGAGAAACAACTTTAATTGCATTTACTGATGAAAAATCATTTGCAGTATATATTGTTGTTGATCCTATTGAAGTTGGATTTTTTATAACACTTATTTGTGCAAACTTTGTATCAGTTGGAAAATCTTTAGTCGAATCATCAAAACGTGCATAAATTAAAAGTTTATCCGTACCTAACTCTTTATAAAGGTCAAATCCATGTCCTCTAGATGGTGGAATAATAGGAATTAATTTTGCATGATTGCCAACTGATACACCTGAGTTACCTAATGGTCCTAAATCAACCATACCATAGGTATATCCTTGTCCACCTGATGAAACGTTTGTTTTTATTATTTTACCATTACTATCTGTATCAATAACAACTTTTCCACCAGAACCATCTCCTATTATATCAACTTCTCTACCAATTATATTTTGCGAATATCCAAATCCTTGTTTATCAATATAAACTTTTTTGATTTGATTGTTGTTGATTGTGGAATCTCCATTCTCACGCACAGATAAAATTTGTGTTTCAGAAGAAGTTGGCCAATCACCTGGCACTGAAATATATTCTGTTGAATCAAATTTTATTATATCACTTGGTGGCACTGTAAATAGATATTTCCAAATGTATCCATCTCCACTTTCACCTGCTCTAGTCGGTTCTAAATCTGTAAATAGTGGTTCATCTTGTGACGCATTACCAGATGTGCTTATGCCAGAAGATCCATTATCAATACAAACATAGACATCAAAATTTTTATTCATTACATAATAATTTGATGCATATAATCTAGTTGAGTTTGTTACAGGTGATGGATTTGATACACTATAATCATGTCTAAACATCTCATATCTTGTACCTTGTGTCCAATTTCTTCTTGTTATTAATCTTCTTACGTTTGCACTAGTAACCTTTTTACCAAATATCTGCACATCACCAGTATGATTCATATAATTAAAATTATCAACTGGATTTGGTGTATTGGTATTCCATGCTGTGGTTCTACCAAAACCAACTGAAAGTGCTGGATTAGCAAGACCAACCACAACATAATATGAATTTGCGGAGTTATCTACTGTCTCTACAAAGTTATTTGCATTTAGAATTCTAAATTGATCTGTTACAATTGCAGCCATATCATTAGCTTTTTTCTATATTTATACTACCCAAGATCCTTTCTTAAAGAACCATTGTCTCTAAGACCAAAATCTCTTCTCTGGATTGATGGGTAAGTTGTTAAACCAGAGTCTATTGTTAATCCAGTAACACCGATTGATATTGGATTTTCACCTCTTGTAAACCCTGAAAGTCTACCCCATGAAAAACTGCCAATAGCAGTTCCTAATCCAACTGAGGTATCAATACCTGTTGTATTAACGCCAGTCATTATATTACATGTAATTATCCCAACACCTGAGTTGAATGCATTTATATGATAAATGTTATCTACACATGTAGTTCCAGTTGCCACAATAGTTGAATTATCACTAACAACTGATGTAACACCATGACCAACCTGTGTACCAAATATGTATACAGGATATCCAACTTTTAGATCAGTAAGGACTGAATTAGGATTATTTGTCAAATCAGCATTTAATGTGAATTTCAGTGCTAGAGGATGTCCTATTCCATCTGTAACTGCTATTCCAACTATACTACCATCAAATCCTTCAACAGATGTAATAGTGTCAATATCCTCTTTAACAGCATTTGGTAGTGCTGCTAAAACTTGAGGGACTGCAGTGAATGTATATCCAAAACCTGGATTAGTAACAGTCGTTGATGTTATAACACCATTGGTTATCGTAGCAGTTGCAAGTGCTGTTGTTCCAACTCCAACTCCTATTGCATGAGGTGCTGATATTGAAATTGAAGTAGTAGAACCCACATAACCACTGCCACCATTTGTTATGGATACTGATGATATAGTTCCAGCTGCAGATACAACTGCAGTGAAACCAGCAGCTACTGGATTTGTTGATCCAACTATAAGACCACCAACACTTCCTATGACTAAACTTGAGAAATCTTCTTCATAATTAAAGAATTTTGCATTATCAACATACAATTCATTATTAGTTGTGGTAATGTCATCAATTATTTTTGCTGTAGGATAAACTTGTGATTCTATTGAATCTCTAGTTTTGAAAACAATTTCACCACTTATTTTTTTGTCAACTTTTTGTTTTGTCCAACTCAATGGTTTGAAGTTTCTCTCATCTACACCTAATTCAGTATATAAATTTGTTTCTACTTCATCTGAAGCGGAGATAGCATAAATTGTCCTTTGTTCCTGTGTAGTTGTGATACCAGAATTATTTTTAAATATTTGAACAATATCACCTGTTTGAATTGTAGGTGATACAGACGATCCAGCTGCAACTTGTACAGAGTCTACACCAGAAGTTCCTTGATAGAAAAATATATCAATAATATCTTCTGGATCTGGTGCTTGTGCAAATTCAAATGATGTACCACCATCAAAGGTGTATGCCTCACCAGGATCTTGTACAACACCATTGATGAATATTAATAATAATGCATCTAAATTAATTAAAGAAGAATCTGGGTTATCTGTATCAACTTCAAAACTTAATAAATTAGCATTAAAAATTAATGGGAATCTTTTTCTAACACCATTCTGCAAATCTTTAATTGAATCAATAAAATCAAACTGACCAAAGTTCCATGAAGAATATTGATCTCTGAACACATCAGTTACTGTTAATTTAAAGTCACTCACTAAACTTGATAAACCTTTTGCAGTCACTAACCCAACTGGTTTAAATTCATCTCCTATTTTAAAGTTATATCCATTATTTTCAAGCACAAAATTAGTAACTGTAAATAATGTAGATCCTATACCAACAGTTGTGTTTGCACCTCCTACTTTAACTGTTATTGATACACCATTTCCTGTGTCAGTTGTTGATCCAATACCTCTCCTTGATACACCCGTGATTGGAAGATTATCATATGATGGTTCTGGAATTGTAATTATAGGATCGGTATAACCTGTTCCATTACTATCAATTGTAAATGATAGAGATCCACCTGCTCCTACTATTACTGATACTGCACCACCTGAACCATTACCATCTCTATCAGTAACAGCAACAGAAACTGGATGTCTATAACCTGAACCAAAGGTATTATCAGCATGAAACTCAAATACTGTACCAGCACCAACATATGAGTGAGAAACAGTGCTTGTACCAACATTAGTTGTAAATGTCGTTGTTGATAAAATTCCAGTTACACTGTAAGATCTATTTGTTTCTATTCCTAATACAGGATTAAATACAAGTCCATCAAATCTAACAAACTCATTTATGTTTCTAAAGTTATGTGTTGATGAAGTTGTAATCTCTAATTGTCCAGTAGAATTATTAAAGGAAGCTGTTGATATACCAAATGTTTTACCAGTGGTTGGTACACCTACAATACCTATAATTGAAGAACCTGCACCTATGATTGCAGATACTTTTGCACCCTCAAGTGGTGCTACACCTAGACCACCAGTAGAACCTAGTGATACAATTACACCACCTCTTGGTAACTGGTTTTGATTAACATCAACATCACTTATTATTTTTGTTCCATTAGATGAGGTTATACCAGTAAATACAACATTGCTCGCACCACCAGATTCCACAAATTCATAATTATTACCAAGATTATTAAATGTAGATGGTGTTTGGAATATTCCATTTAATAAAAGCATTGTGCTTCCAGTCTGTATACCAGACGTGCTTGCTCCACCAACTTTAACAGGTAAAGTTGCAGCTATACCTGTGAAACTATCTGATATATCATCAAATATTGTGTTAGTGCTATAATCTTGTCTTAAATAAACTCTACCATTAAATTTGGCTCTGAGTGGATCTAAATTTGCTTGTGTTTTTTGTGTGGTATTTGTACCTCTAGGTGCATCAGTAAAATGGATTGTACTATCAACAATATTATATCCACCTGAGAACAATCTACTTGTTGCTCCTGAACTATGACTTGTAGCAGCGGAACCTATCGCACCTCTCTCAACAACTAATAAGTTTACTGAACCTGTTTCAGAAATAGGTCCAACTGATGTTGTTCCTAAACCAACAGTTGTTATTTTCATAAACTCATCATCAATTTTTATGACATCACCTGATGTAATTGATGATAATCCAGTAACACTAAAAGTTGTTGCAGAATCTGTAATGTTAAACTCTAAATCTGTTGTTATTGGAGTGAATGCTATTGGAGATTGTATAACACCATCAATTGATAGTAAAGCTTTTTCATTCTTTTTGAACATTTCAAATTCATGTGCATTACCAGTTCCAACATTTGTAAATGTAACACCAATACCTGCTAATGCATCTGGATGTGATTTTGAAATTTTAAATGTATCTTTATTCACTCTGATAGCATAAACTTCAGAACCTAATGTTCCACCAGCAGTAGCAATACCTGATAATGATATTCCTGTAAATGTTGAACCAGGTGAATATATTAATCTCTCTCCAGTTTCAAAGAAATGATCAATTATGGTGAACACACCAGTTGCAGGATTTAATGTTCCAGTATCTGATGGATTAAATTGTTTCTGGAAAATTGGTTTAGAATCACTTTGTAATTTAAAACTAGTTTTATTTGATCTTGTTCCATTTATTGCATCATATTGAGCAAAAGATAATGATTCAGTTACCGTTCCATATTGTAAATCTGGTGGTATATTAAGAAGATCTGTTTCAGAGTAAAATGCTTCTGTAAAAGTTTGTACTTGAACACTATTAGTTCCGCCACTAAATAATGGATCTGGGTGGAAGTTAAGATTTAAATCATTACCAACAATAGTTGATGAGAATGTACCAATACCTGATGTACTGCCTATTGATAAGAATGGATATTGAGTTGTATGACTATCAGTAGAATCATGTGCAACAAGAACTTGATGAAGTGAACTAGTAGATCCACTTGATACTCTTACATAACCTTTAAGTGAAGAAATTTCATTCTCAGTAAATGTTGCTATGGTTGATGAAGTTGAAACATTTGAAAACTTAGATTCAAATTTAGTTGTTCTCTCAGTTCCGTCTAATTGACCTGATAATTTAAATCTATGAGTTCCTATACCTGCAGCAGTTGTGCCTATACCAATTATTCTTGATCTTACCAAAACCTCATTAGATTGATCATTTTCAAAACTTAGAGTTAAGATATCTGATTCAATACTTGATATAAATGTACCAATAAAATTAGATGTTGGTCCGTCTATTGTATCTGCGTAAAATTCTGAAATAAATGAATCAGTTCCATTATGTGATAGATATAAATCTACAAAATTTGTTTCTTCTGAAGTAACATTGTTGACTTCAATAGATGCAAATAAACCATCGGTATTATTAATGTTAGTTGATATTATAACAGAAGTTGTTGCTGTAGATACAGTTGTATTAATACCAGATAAATTTATGAATCCTATGGATTGTGTACCAATACCAGTAAGATTAGTATTGAATGAAGTTTCAAGTATTTTTAAATCATAGTCATTATTCTCAGGATCATCAGGAGTAAATTGTAAACTTATATCATTGGAACTATCAATTTGTCCTACAATTTCACCTAGTTCAGATGGAGTTGTATGAATTTTTGCTCTCTCGGCAGTAAAGACATCATTATCATCTTTATACAAAATTATATCGGATATTTGTGTATTGTTATTACTTGGATTTCTTGTTTGTATTAAGAATGTGGCATATCTTGTGTTGATTGAAAGATCTAAAAATTGATTTAATGTTGATGCTGTATTTGAAAATAATCTACTAATATCATCTATTTCTAATACTCTATTAGTTCTACATTCAATATAAGGAGATAATTTTGTATTTCTTAATTTTAAGAATTTAGATTTTCCATCAACTGTATCAATATCCAAAGCAAAATCAAAATTATTAATTGTATCAACTCGTTTTTCATCTATGAAATCTAATGCAAGAACATCTGTAAAACTGGAGGTTGTAATACCTGCACTAGTTACTGATGCAATTCCTACATCAGCAAAATTTTTAAGACCTGATGTATGAAGTAATCTATTTACAGGATTAATAAGATCTTCGTACGCAATTTTACTTTTTACACTGTATGATAAGTTTTGATAGTAATCGTTATCAGGTGTAACTTGATAATCTTGATTAAGTTTTCCAATATCATCATTCCAACCTTGATCTTGTCTTAGTGAATAATTTATTTCAAATATTCCACTATTTGTTGAGATTGTGTTAATTTGAGCTATATTACCAGAAGTAAATCCTTTAATTAATTGTCCATTTACTAAATTAAATGCACCTGGCACCTCTTCCTCAATTTTTATTAATTCATTACTTGATTCAGAAACTTTAAGTTCAACTGGAACATATGATGACCCTACAAATGCTAAAAGTTTTTCTCCAACATTAAAATTAGAAACTGATTGTGTTACTTCAAAAACAGGATAATCGTTTTTACTTATAATAACACCAAATGAATTTTGAATTGTTTTTGCAATACCAGCATTTGATGTAAATGGTGATAAATCAAATTCAATTGTAGCTGGGTTTGTATTATTCACACCACTTATTTTAAAGAATTTAAAACCATTATCGGCAGAATTAAATCCAGAACCTGTCTCTTCAAATTTTTGAAGTCCTTCAACAAATATTTCCTCATCAACTGAGAAAGGTGCTGTTGTAAAACCTAATACTGGTGTTACAAGTGTGCATGTTACGATACCAGTTGCTTGTGTATACTCAAGTTTACTAACTGTTGATCCATTATCATTATTAATGGCAAATACTTCATGTGTGACTGATTCTAATCCTTTGGGTGCAACTATTATATCAACTGTTGTTAATGAACTACCATTTAATCTACCTGCAATAATTGCACCAGATTTATCTTCTAAACCACTTAAAGGATTTACTATTGTTAAATCAGGTACGGTAGTATAATTTTTTCCTCCGTCCTCCGCAATAATAGAGGTGATTGTATTAGAATTAATAATGGATATAACTGGAGATACAAAAGCCTCTGGTTTTAAAGTTGGATCTGAGGAATATTCAAAACCAGGATTTAATATCCTAACATCATCTACTCTATTAATTGTGTTTGAATCTGGTAATAAGTTACCATTAGTTCCTTGAGTTGATCCAATACTAATGAATGATGGTAAACTATCATATCCAACTCCACCAAAATCAATACTAATTTTATCTATTGGACCTTTTGCTCGTTTTGACTTTGTTGTATATTTTAAAACACTTGTTTCTGTTGATGCATAAGATAATCTTTCAGGCACTTCATTTAAAGAAATACTAAAATTAGTATATGCTACTCCAACATCTGGCACATCAAAAATACTATATTCACCACTATACTTACTATTAATATAATCAATTCTATTATAATTTGTGACATCAGTATCTGATGTGCTTATAAAACCTGATTTTTTAAGATTATAGTATAGAATTGATGGATTGTCGTTTGAGTAATTTAAAGTAAGTGTTGCTGTGGAAGTAATTCCAACAGTTCCTACACCTATAACCTGTAAGTTTGAAGTATTTCCAACTGATACAAATTGATTTTTATAATCTTGATCATAAAAAATATTTAACTCATAACCATTCAAGGAGGAATGTCCTACACCAAATACCAGATTATTTTCTCTAAGAACTGAAATCGGTGGATTAATAAGTGAAAATTCATGGACTCCACCAGTTGTGCTTAATTCTATAACTGATGCTGGATTACTTGTAACATCAATTAAAGTTTCACCCAATTTAAAATTATTATCATCAACTTTTAACACAAAGTAAGATTCATTATTTGATAAACCCTCTGATACAGATGTTGATGAATATTTGATTTTATCACCTGTTTTTAAATTATGTTCAACAATATTAAAATTATTTGTTGAAGTTGTGACTCCACTTGAGGGACATGTAATAGGATTAATTAATATTGATTGTGTATTTTCATCAAATCTTACGTCTATTGATGATGAAGTTCCTATGCCTACAGATTCATTTGGTGTCAAACTTAAATTAATAACATCTCCATCCACTAAATTATGTGCAGTAGATACAGAAACAACAGCATCTACTCTTTGTAAAGTTCCTGTTATTTGCGATGGATTAGATTCAAAAAGATATTCAAAACTACTTGATCCGACAGTTGTATCACCTACAAATGACAATCCATCAGATGATGTTGTTAATCCAACTTGAGTAACTATACCAATATAATCATTTGATTTTCTTATTACAAATACGTCTTGCGTATTACCTGACTCTGGTATATTAAAGGTTGTTACTCCATCATCTTTTGAAACTGTGAGTGCGAATCCAACATTAGGTTTTGTTAATGTAATTCTTTGATTTGTTTTAAATGGATGATTTGGTAATCTTATACTTTTAATTGGTGTTGACACAACCTTAATTAAATCACCTAGAGTTGATGTTGCTGTTGAACCTAAACCAACAACTGTACCAACACCAACAGATTCATGTGGATTAAAATATATTTGATCTTTTATACTTGAATCAAATAAATTTGATTGTAATGGGATATTAAAGAAACTTGGTATTAAACTTATTTTAGATGATACTGTATGAACACCCGATGATACTCCTCTTCTGACTCTAATGATATTATTTTGATTAAAAGTATTTAAAACTAATAATTTTTCAGTTCCAATTCCTATACTACTACCAACTGAAATATGTGTTGGTATGTGAGAAACATAGATGTCAGTAACGATACCAGAGGTAGATGAATTTGGTATCTCTTGGTATACAACTGTCTGTGCCGTGTCTATCCCTATTTTATGAGATCCTGCTAAACCTTTTATTGATGTTGTACTTAAACCTGATACAATAACATTATCATTACCGTTTAAACTTGGTGCAGTTGAAATAAATGCAGATACATGTTCAGGATCTCTCCAAATAAACACAACATTTTCATAAGTATCGACTGTGGTTGTAACAGAATTAATAGGTTTACCCTGTAAACTTTTAACAGATACACTCAATCCACCACCATTTGTACCTGAGTTATCGAAAATAGCTGAATCACCTATTTCATAATTATCACCAGTGTTTATAATATCAATTGAATCTACAGAACCAGATGTTGTTGATTCAACTATTGAAGATTGAAGAGTTATTTCATTTGACTCTATGATAAAATCATTATCAGCAAATTCATCAGAAACTTTATACGGATAACTATTTCTTATTAAACTTGAATTTTCAAAATTAAAAGTGCTTTGATTTATATTAAAATTTTCTGTTGTTGGATTTGATCTATATGATTTTCCAATAAAATATGGAAATGTGGGTAATTGTGAATTAGTATCTATTCCGACAAAATATGCATAAGTTCCTTTAGGATATTCTGGTGTTCTACCATATCTTCCATTATGTACATCTAAATCTCCAGCATTAGTAAATTTAAAATCTTCAACAAAAAATCCATTACTAAACCCAGCTGGTCTGTCAACGACATTAGATGGATCTAAAACATATCCACTATTAAGAATTCTAATTGTTGAATTATCATCGTTGGCGTCACTATATCCATATGGTCCGTAAATTGGATTACCATCATATGCCCACCCAATTATAGGTGAGTGACCTCCTCCAGTATCACCAAATGTATCATTTCCAATCTGAGTTGAATAACCAACAATTGAATATTCTAATTTATTATTTGTTTCTACTAATGCCTCATTATCATATCTTGCAAATGTATTAACAGTTAAACCTCTTGTGCTAGCCTCTAATTTGCAACCTGTGCCAGGTGGAATAACTTTAATATCTATTTTATCTTGTTGATATTGTAGTCCACCATCTAATATAATAACTTCAGTGATCTTTCCATCTAAAACAACAGCTCTTAACTTAGCTCCTAAACCAGTTCCTAATCCAACAACTTCTAAATCAGGTGCTGAAGTATATTCTTGTCCCCTTGTTTGAATTTCAACGTAAGATACTTTACCATCTGTTACGATTGGTTTTAATTGTGCTTCTTTTCCTGTTTTTATAGTTACAGTTACTGATTTCTCAAGATTAAGGATATCTGACCCATAACCAGAACCAGTTTCATATAACAATGCATCAGTGATAGATCCTCTAACAACTGGAGTTGCTGTTATTATACCAACGGATGTATTAGCAAGTTCATATTTTAAATTTAATTTAACATCAGGATATTTAAATACTTGGAAACCAGTTCCTTGATCTGATAATTTTATATAATCTTTTCTATTAAATTCTGATTTTATTGTTCCTCCCAAACCAGCATTAACTATTCTAAAAGCATCATTACTAACTTTTAAAACTTGATAGAAGTTTGAAGTTGTAGTAATACCAGTGGATGTTGTTAATCCACTTATCGTTGTTGGTAATGTTGAACCTATTCCAACTGCTGTAGAATATACTATTTTATCACCATGATTAAAACCATGATTATCAAAATGAATTGTATTTGTAATTGTGTTTATGCCTGTTGGTTTAACAAAAACTTGTCTGTTTTCGTATCCACTTCCACCATCTATGACTCTTATATCTTTTAATGTTTTTTCATTATTTAATAGTCTAAATTTATGAATACCTATTTTATTAGTCGTTGTAAATCCAACTGTGTTAATACCACTGTTAAAATCAGTTTCTGTCTGAAATAGTTTTACGGTTGTTGGATTAACGACCAAAGGAAAATATGTAGCAGCATTAACTAAAGTTGTTGTGCCTAACCCAACCACTGAAGTTCCACTATCATTACCAACTGTCCCAACTCCTAAAGGTGGATTATTGTTTCTATCATAAATCAATGGTTGACCACTGACAATATTATGTTTATCAAGGAAAGTGATTGTTTCATCAACATTATCAACTCCACCAGAGTCTAATAATAATCTTGCATCAAATGATATTTCTCTTCTTCTTTCTGATAAAATAGGTTCTAATATAGCACCTGATCCATTACCACCCTCTATGGTTACTGAAACAACTTTCTGTATATCAAAATTTTGTGGATCAACTTGAACATCTTTTACATTACCTGTAACAACTGGTCTTATTAAGGCATTTGTTTTTCCAGTTCCAGGATTAGATAATTCAATATTAGGTGGTTTTATTACATCATAATTTTTTCCACCATTTAGTAAATTGACACTATCTAAAGGACCTGAAAATATTTTATCTTCCGATTTATAATTTCTAATTTCAACTCCATTTACCAACATACCTGTTGTGCCAGGTGTTGTAATTACTGAATTTGAATTTGTTAAATTTGGAGTTAATGGGAATTTTTTTAATAATTTTTGTGGTGCTACTTCCTGTTCAATTATACCAACTAAAGAAAAAGTATGTGTTCCTGTTCCTGTAGGTAATGATTCAAATTCTTCATAATCAGCTATGGGTATAAATGATCTTGATCTATATAAACGTATCTGGTTTGGATTACTTAATACTTCAACAAAATAAGATGATTCTGGTAAATTAGGTAATACTGTTCCCTGTGCAGTGTAAAATATTTCATCACCAGTTATGAATGGAACTGGATTTGGAAAGGATAAAATATGATATTTTAAAGTATTTGGATCATAACCAGATTGTGGTAACTCAAGTCCAGCAGTAGCGTTTGGTAAAATTGCTTTGGGTAAGGAGGCAGTTATTTCATATGATGGTAATGAGTTAGATGCGACATAAAAATTATTATTAGATTCATTATAAACATTAGTTACATCACTTGTTAAAATATTATTTCCAAACTCAATGTCTACTGAATTACTAAAAGCACGATTTATAACTCTTCGCAGGTCATATTCTCTATTTGGATCTGGGAACAGTGTAATACCAGGAACATTTGTTAAATTATTAATTGTTATTGTACCTGTTGGTTTATCAATATTAGCTACCGTACCTGTTGCAATTTTAGTCTCTTCATTCCTAAATAAAATTTCTATATTATCACCAATTTTTAGACTTGATTTATCAATATCTCTTGTAAATAATACAATGTTTGAACCAGAAATACTTTCAACTCTAAATCTTGAGGATGTATTATAAATCCATGAGTTTGCAAAAATTTGTTTTCTTGTTTTGTCTTCTATGGGATTTAAAATTTTCTCACCAACATTTCTTACACTTATTTTTTCACCCTCAGTTAATAATCTAATATCTGAAGTAGGTACAAACTTTGATAAAACACCTGTTAATCTTATTTCAACTTTTTTAGTTAAATCACCATTTTCAAATCCAAAATAAAACTCATCTGCTCTAATATCATCAGTTGTTGAAATATTATCAATAATATTTTCACAACCTAAAAATTGGTTAACAGTTTTATCTTTATAAAAAATATTTGTACTAATACCTGATACTAAATTACCAGTTTGCCCAAATCCAACAGTAGAATCAACAGTTATAACTGAAGAACCTGCTGATACATTTCCAATTACTTTGGTTTTACCTGGAATGTTAAATGTTCCTTCAATAAGATCAACGTCATTGAATCCTACAAATAATGCAATTTTATAATATACTTTATCTTTTCTTGTAAGAGGTTCAACCTCAGATATTGATGCTCTTGTAGATGAATCAGTTGATTTAATAATGGTTTGACCAACTAAATTTATCGGATTACCAGATATGGCCTCTGCCAATATTATTTCTCTTCTAATGTATTCAGCAGATGATGGTTTTAATAAAAATTGCTCTAAATCTACAATAGTTGGAGTTTCGTTATATAAAACGTTAAATAAAATTCTAAAAGATTCTTCAGTTCCTTTTGATTGATATAAAGATTTTGAATTTTTAATAAAATTACTTACATCTAGATTATTGACAAAATCAACACTCTCTAATCCTGGTGTGAGTGATTTTTTTGTCTTTTTATAAAATTCTTTAAGAAATAAAGCACTTAAATTAACAACAGTAGAATCATCATCATGATTTGTTGCTAAAGTATCGGAAAATATTAATTCTGAAGGGTTGTTATCAGCATGATAAGTTGTTATACCACTAAAACCACGAATACAACCAGTGAAACTGTTAGTTGTTATACCTGTGTATGTTATTACTTCATTTTCAATCTTAAAAAGACCATATTCATTTGGAAACCCTTTTGTACTAACAACTTCTACTGTTGTTGCAGTTGTTGTAATACCACTTGTTAATTTTGTTTCACCAACAACAACTTCTGGTGT